TTCCTATAATCATCCAACGTGTGTATAATTGAGTTTTTAAATTACCCGACCATAATTCTTTTAGATGACTTTGTTGTTTAAACTCTTCTAAACTTTGTGCAGTTCTAATATGTTCCGGTATCTTATAATTGTTACTTTGTAAAACAACAATGCTATCAGCAGGGATCCTAGATAACCATAATTCATATTGCTCTTGTGTTATATGCTCACAACTGGTATTAATAATCACATCACTATTAATCGGCACAGTACACATGTCTTTTGTGATAGCTTTAAAACGCCCGTCTTGTTCTTCTATCTTATTCATCATAGTAGCAACATGTTCGCACTGTGGATCTATGTCTACACTTGAAATATATCTGATAGGAATATCGCTTTGAAATAGCATACTGGCTAGCACACCGACCCATCCGCCGTGTATTTCAATTCGACTAGGTTTAGAGATAAATGGTTCTAAATTATCAATTAGCCATTCTTTACTTTTCATCTGCCCACTCCAAAACGCATCAAGTGTACGCATTGGATTATTGCTTTGTCGGATAGCATTCATCCAAAAATGTAAATGTTCTGTATCTATTTGCATATGAATAAACCCTTAGTTAGTGTGTTTGATTGGGATTATTTTTTTATGAATTATTGCTTCACCTGAGCACAAACATTCAGCTTGCTGACAAGTAACATATTGTATAGTAGGATTAAATTTTTCAATAAAGTCAGTATCATTAATGTTGTAATAATAATCCAGTCCGTAAACTTTTTGACTACATGCACCGGAAATCCTACCATCATGGTTTATATTTAAAAAATTTACTCCTACACTACAATCCCATCCGATAAATCTGTTTAATTTGTTTAATAAAAAATAATGCCTTGTTCGTACTCTAACCTTTTCTCCGTTATCAAATACAGCTTTTACTACTGGTATTTTAGAATATTTGTTTAAGTGACGGAGCAGAGTCCATATAGATGGTCTTCTTTTGACAGATGTTTCTAAATATTTTTCTTGTTCTTTATTATAATTAGTAGCCCCATTAACAAAGATTGGATTAGCTAGTACCATAAATTTCGTTTTTGATTTAACAAGCCTGTTAACCGATGACATGCATTTGTCCCATGCAGTATGATCCATTAGTACTGAAGTTAAAACTGACACGCCTTGTTTAACTAAGGTACTAGCAACTGCTTCTACATGATCGAGATCAGCTCGTTCGTGATGAATACTGATACTAACGTGATCAAAATATTTTCCGTATTCCTCCCACCATCGAATAGTTCGAGATCCATTAGTCTGCATCGAAAATGTTACAAAGCCATTTACATTTTTAGAAACGTACTCAACTAACTCGCCTAAGTCTCGCCAAAGAGTTGGCTCCCCACCTAAAAAATTTAATTGTACGTAGTCAATTTTTTTCGATTCGAAGTAATGATTAATAAGTTTAACTAGATTATATTTTACAATCTCAACATTAGGAAATCGCTTATCACCTTCATTGGAACCGGGAAAGCAATACCAACAAGCATAATTACAAAGATTTCCTAACTCATACTGCAAGCGTAGTTGTTTAGGTTCATTGTTTGTTATTTCAATTAGTTTTTTCATAATAGATGCTCCAGCTCTGGAAAAATTATTTTAGCATCAGTTGATCTAATGCTGTCTAGATTGTTTATGTATTCTTTAAAGTCAGGTAGCTGGCTTGAATGATCTTCCATTTCTACAAAACTAAGGATAGCTTCCCAACGTTGCCAGCCATACGGGTTATGCTTCCAAAAGTCATCATCTTGTCTATAGTTGTTCCATAGCCAATCTTTAAACTCCATAAACTTAGCACGAATCTCTTCTTTATCTTCTTTAGGTAATATTCTAGCACTTAGGAATGTTGGAATGTACAGCATGTGCATATTGATTATGCCACCACCTACTTCGTATTCTTCTGCACGATACTTGTTAATCTTTTTAAACCCTGCTTGTAATTTCCAGCGAGCAAAATCTGGCAAGTGTTTTACATTAAGAGCTTGTACAGCACAAGCTATGCCTACGTGTATGTTGTCTGGGCTATTGTCTAGCTTGTGTAAATTTTGCACAATAGTATCCCAATCAGCAGGATATCTAATATAATGATTTCGATCACCCTCGGCATCTAGACTAAATGCATATTTGACTTTTTTAAATTTACTCCACAACTCAATAATTTCATCATCGACAAAAATTCCATTACTGTTGTATCGCAATGTTATTTGTTCGTTGTATCCTCTGCGTATTATTTCTTCTAGGAACCTATGATGTTCTTTGATCATTAACGGTTCACCACCGGCAAAATACATCTGTTGTATATTTGGGATCTGTTCAAACACTTCATCCCAGAACTCGGCTTTCTCATACCAAGTATTATCAAACGTATTCTTATCCCAGGACATTTGTTTAATAATGATAGGACTCTTAGTCTTAGTCATTAGCTTATCATAGTCCTGTGTCCACTTACTGCTATCGTGCGGGCTACACATTACACATTTTAAATTGCAAGTATGACCAAGTCGAATATCAAAATATCTAATCACCGGAGGCACTTGTCCATCAGCTGTTGTATCTTTTATCAGTTGAGGAATATCTAAGCCATCTCTGTTCCACTCATACAGTTCCCATAGGCGTTTGCTGATAACACCGTTATTTTCTTCTTCAAAACATTTAGCACAACTAGCTGGTATGTTTCCTTCTAACATAGTCTTGCGAACATCTCGCATGTAGACATTGTTAAATGCATCTTGCAATGTATCCTTACCAAAGTTAGCAACTGAGCCATTTTCTTTTTTAACAAGGCCAATGCCCAGGTCGCCGCTTTCAACACCACTGGCATTTGAGCCACAGCACAGTCTAGCATCACCGTTAGGCCTTGTGGCCAAGTGTATCCATGGTAACACGCAGAATGTCGTCGTTCCTGTTTTTTCTTCTATGAGCTTAATGTATGTTTTTATTTTATCTTGCATTTTGGTATTTTACTGTCAGCTGAGCTAACACAGGTTGGTGTAATGCAAGTAGTCGGGCTTGGAAATAATTTAAAACTATCCAAAGTGCCTAATGCTTGATCTCGACAGCTATATGCTCTCTTAACTTCATTACCTTTTATTATAACACTTTGAAATCCGCTATTGCAAGACCAATCGGTGAATTTATTAAAACCCAGTGCATTAAACCGTTCTGCTTGATCTATATAATAACTATCAACGCCATCTGTTAGTCTTATTTGAAAAACACCTTCGCCGTTAACTTGTTGTTCAAAATCATCCTGCATGATCTTAATCATCTCAGGAGTATAACCGTCTACGATAGCAGTAGCAGAGTCATTGCTTTGAGGTTTGAGTGTTACATTAATTTCACGACTACGCAAGCGTTCACATCGTTCTAATGTTTCAAAAAACTTTTCAGGCACCATTACTTGGTTAACTGTTACATGAACACGTTCATACATTAACTGTAGACACTTATCGCCGAACTCCTGTTCCTTGGCAAACTCATCGTGAAAGCTGGCTGTAATACTACGGCGTTGTAACAATTCCGTATTAGTACACCAAGTGTTCCACCATTTGCTACCCGGACTCAAATTAGTAGTCATATGAATACTTTGATAGGTGCTTTCAAGTTCATCTAGGTGTTTTACTAGTTCTGGTAATTGTTTGTATGCAGTAGGCTCACCACCACTGAAGCTCCAATGGAATTCAGTAAATCCATTTAGTCGGGCTTGTCGTTTTATCTCATCTATAGTAGATTTATATACTTCTAAAGTTTGGTAATCCATTTTATCACTGCGAGCATACGGCCAGCAGTAACTACATTTATAATTACAAAATCTTCCTAAAATCCAACTAATGTTAAATAATGGACGATCCAGCATTGTTTGCTGTCCAAATTTAGTAATCGTTTCGAAAGGTATGGTTGAAAATTGCATTGACAGTATTTAAGCATGGATGTATAATTAACTGGTAGACGTGAGTGGAACATGGTATACCTCCTCCTAGTAAGCTGACCCCCGGCTGAACGGAGGGAATTGGGCTAGCCCTTAGGGCGCCTTTGCAGGTTCG